GGAGATGGTGGCGCACAAGATCGCGCGCATCCTGAACGGCGATCCGAACTACGCCGACAACTGGGTCGACATTGCCGGCTACGCTACCCTGGTGGCCAACCGACTGGAAAAAGAGGAGAATGCAGCATGACCACAAAATCCCACAAAGTAAATCCAGCCGACAAGGTCGAGCAGTGGCCCATCGAAAAGCTGGTGCCATACGCCAAGAACTCGCGCACGCACTCCGAGGAGCAGATCGCGCAACTGGCGGCCAGCATCAAGGAGTGGGGCTTCACCTCGGCCATCTTGGTGGATGAGGACGGCGGCATCATTGCCGGTCATGGTCGCGTGATGGCCGCGCGCAAGCTGGGGCTGGCATCATTGCCGGTCATGGTCGCGGCAGGCTGGAGCGAGGCCCAGAAGCGTGCCTACGTCATTGCGGACAACAAGCTGGCTCTCAACGCTGGCTGGGACAACGAGTTGCTGGCGCTGGAGTTGGCCGAACTGGATGCAGCAGGGTTTGACGTCAGCCTGACCGGATTCAACCAAGACGAGATCGATGGTCTGACCAAAGTCGAAGACGCAGAACAGATCGAATACCAGGGCGATCCAGACGATGTGCCAGAGATTGCTGAGACGCCGATCAGTGTGCCAGGCGACATCTGGGTGCTCGGAAAACATCGCCTGATGTGCGGTGACAGCACAAACCTGCAACAGGTCGAGAAGCTGATGGACGGCAAGCTGGCCGATCTGGTCTGGACTGATCCACCATACAACGTGGCAGTCGAAGGCAAGGCCGGCAAGATCATGAACGATGACATGGGGTCTGGAGAGTTCAGAGACTTCCTGCGCAGCGTCTACGCTAGCTACTACGCGGTCATGAGAACAGGCGCTGTGATCTACGTCGCACACGGCGAGTCCGAACGCGCAGCATTCACAGACTGCATGGTGGAGGCAGGACTGAAACTGTCACAGGTGCTGATCTGGGTGAAGCAAAGCGCCACGCTTTCACGCCAGGACTTCAACTGGCAGCACGAGCCAATCCTCTACGGCTGGAAAGAAGGCTCTGGCCATTACTTCTGCGGCAACTTCACGCTGACAACGGTGATCGACGATGACGTCGACCTGAAGTCAATGAAGAAGGAGCAGCTCATCGAGATGATCAACGAAATCCGCAACAAGGCCAGCGGAACGATCATCAGGCACAACCGGCCGACCAAGAGCGACTTGCATCCGACCATGAAACCAGTGGCGCTGGTAGAACGCATGATCGAATGGAGTAGCCACCCAGGAGAGATCGTGCTTGATCTGTTCGGTGGAAGTGGCAGCACGCTGATCGCTGCACAAAAAGCGAACAGGCAAGCGCGCCTAATGGAGCTCGATCCGAAGTTTGTTGACGTCATCGTCAAGCGCTGGCAGGAGTTCACCGGCAAGCAGGCAACACACGCAGAAACTGGAAAACCTTTCGCGGAGGTTATGAATGGCGACGAAAAAGCAACAGCCGAAAGTTGAAGAAAAATCGGTCACAAAAAAGAGGGGCGGTGCTCGGTACCCGAACGGCGGCGGTGCGCAGCCTGGTGCTGGGCGACCGGCATTCCAGCCCACTGATGCCGAGCGCAAGCAGGTCGAAGCGCTGTCTGGCTACGGCCTGCCCATCGAGCAGATCGCAGTCCTGGTGCGCGACGGCATCGACACCGACACCCTGCGCAAGCACTTTGCCCAGGAACTGATCTCGGGCAAGGCCAAGGCCAATGGGCAGGTAGGGAAAACCCTATTCCAGAAGGTCATGGCAGGCGACACGGCCGCTGCCATCTGGTGGTCCAAGACCCAGATGCGCTGGAAGGAAGTGCAGCACCATGAGCACAGCGGCATCGATGGAGCGCCCATCGAGTACCGCAAGATCGAGCGCGTGGTGGTCGGCAAGTGACGACCCTGCGCATCGAGACACCACAATGGGCGCTGCCGCTGCTCCAGCCGGCGCGCTACAAGGCAGCCTACGGCGGCCGCGGCTCCGGCAAGTCGCACACCTTTGCCGAGATGCTGATCGAGGCGCACATCATGGACCAGACCAGCCGGTCGGTCTGCGTGCGTGAGGTCCAGAAGTCGCTGGCGCAGTCTGTCAAGCGCCTGCTGGAGCTGAAGATCGAGTCCATGAACGCTGGTGCCTACTTCGAGGTCCAGGAGGCGGTGATCAAGTCAAAGCGCGGCGACGGCCTGATCATCTTCCAGGGCATGCAGAACCACACGGCAGACTCTATCAAGTCGCTGGAGGGCTACGACCGTGCCTGGGTGGAGGAGGCGCAGAGCCTGTCACAGCGCAGCCTGGACCTGCTGCGGCCGACCATCCGCAAGCCAGGCTCCGAGCTGTGGTTCACCTGGAACCCGGCCCAAGCCAGCGACCCGGTCGACCAGCTCCTGCGTGGCGACAAGCCACCACCTGACGCGGTGGTGCTGGAGGTCAACTTCGACGACAACCCATGGTTTCCAGACGTGCTGCGCGCCGAGATGGAGTACGACAAGGCACGCGACCCGGACAAGTACGCTCACGTCTGGCGTGGCAGCTACCTGCAAAACAGCAGCGCGCGCGTCTTCCGCAACTGGCGCATCGAGGAGTTCGATGCACCGAAAGACGCCATCCACCGGCTCGGCGCTGACTGGGGCTTCGCAACCGACCCGACTGTCTTGGTGCGCTGCCACATCGTCGGCCGCACGCTGTACATCGACCACGAGGCCTACATGGTGGGCTGCGAGATCATGAACACGCCTGAGCTGTTCATGACCGTGCCAGAGGCCGAGAAGTGGCCATTGGTGGCCGACAGCTCCAGGCCTGAGACCATCAGCCACATGCGCAAAAATGGGTTCCCGAAGATCATGCCGGCCGTCAAGGGCAAGGACTCGGTGGTCGAGGGCGTCGAGTGGCTGAAGTCCTACGACATCGTGGTGCATCCACGCTGCACGCACACCATCGACGAGCTGACGTTCTACAGCTACAAGACAGACCCGCTGACCGGCAAGGTGCTGCCGGTGCTGCAAGACAAGCAAAACCACGTCATCGACGCACTGCGCTACGCATGCGAAGGCGTCAGGCGTGCCGCGGTGGTCAGCAGGCAGGTGGATTTCAAACCATTGCCCGTGACCAGTAAATGGTAGAAAATACTTGCAAATAGGGGCGAAATATGGCACGCATGTCCAAAGAGCAATATCTCAACAATCTGCACAGCGATGCGCTGGCGCAGTTCAACGACATCCAGACTGCATTGCGCGACGAGCGCCTGCAGTGCCTGCAAGACCGGCGCTTTTACAGTCTGGCCGGAAGCCAGTGGGAAGGACCACTCTGGGACATCTACGAGAACAAGCCCAGATTCGAGGTGAACAAGATCCACCTGTCGGTGATCCGCATCATCAACGAGTACCGTAACAACCGGATCACAGTTGACTACACGCCAAAGCCTGGCCAGGATGACAAACTGGCCGAGACATGCGATGGCCTGTACCGTGCCGACGAGAAGGACAGCGTGGCTGACGAGGCCTATGACAATGCCTTCGAGGAGGCAGTCGGAGGCGGCTTTGGTGCATGGCGGCTGCGCAACGTCTACGAGGACGACGAGGACGAGGACAATGAGCGTCAACGCATATTGATCGAGCCGATCTTCGATGCCGACAGTTCGGTGTTCTTCGACTTGAATGCCAAGCGCCAGGACAAGTCCGATGCGCGATTTGCCTTCGTGGTCACCTCGATGACCCGCGCCAGCTACAAGGAAGAGTGGGGAGACGACCCGACTGACTGGCCCAAGGAGATCCACCAGTACGAGTTCGACTGGTGCACGCCTGACGTGGTCTATGTGGCCGAGTATTACAAGGTCGAAGATGTCAACGAGACCATCCGCATCTTTCGCGCCATCGATGGCACCGAGGAGCGCTACCGCCAGGCAGACTTCAATGCTGACCCTGCACTCGAAGAGACGCTGGCTGCCATTGGCAGCGTCGAGGTTCGCCAGCGCAAGATCAAGTCCCGCAAGGTCCACAAGTACATCATGTCGGGCGGCCGCATCCTGGAGGACGCAGGCTACATCGCAGGCAAAGAGATCCCCATCGTTCCGGTCTACGGCAAGCGCTGGTTCGTCGACAACGTCGAGCGCTGTATGGGTCAGGTACGCTTGGCCAAGGATGCGCAGCGCCTGAAGAACATGCAGCTCTCCAAGCTGGGCGAGATCAGCGCGCTATCCAGCGTCGAGAAACCGATCCTCACGCCTGAGCAGGTGACCGGCCACCAGGTCATGTGGGCAGACGACAACATCCGCAACTACCCGTATCTGCTGATCAACCCGATCACCGGCCCGGACGGCAGCCAGCAGGTCAGCGGCCCAGTGGCCTACACCCGCAGCCCACAAATCCCGCCTGCGATGGCTGCTCTGATGCAGATCACCGAGCAGGACATGCAGGACATCCTGGGCAGCTCGCAGCAGGCCGACAAGATGGTCTCGAATATCTCCGGCAAGGCCATTGAGATGATCCAGACCCGCCTGGACATGCAGACCTTCATCTACATGAGCAACTTCGCCAAGGGCATGCAGCGCTGCGGCGAGATCTGGCTCTCAATGGCGCGCGACATTTACGTCGAGGAAGGCCGCAAAATGAAGACCATCGGACCAAACGAAGAGATCGGAATGGTCGAACTGATGAAACCGATGGTCAGCGATACCGGCGAGGTGGTCATGGAGAACGATCTCAGTCGTGCCAAGTTCGACGTGAACGTCGAAGTCGGACCGTCCAGCACCAGCAAGCGCGCGGCGACCGTCCGAGCGCTGACCGGCATGATGGCCATCACCGACGACCCGCAGACCAAGCAGGTGCTGCAGGCGATGGCCATGATGAACATGGAAGGCGAGGGCA